TGGAGCCGAACGTCCGAAACGGACTTCCTCTAGGGTCGACACGGGTCGTTCGAGTGTCATCTCATGCCCCGACTCAGCATACACCCATTGGAAAAAGTTGTGGTACACAAGACCAAGTGTGTCACGCTCTAAGAACACGAGAGCGTTGTCGCCATCAACCAGAAGGTCAAATTTAACTCTACCTCGTAGAGCGGCTGTGACGGCGGACAGCATGATGAGTGTGTTGCCCATCCCAGTGTTGAAATCACCACTGGCGCGACCACCTGGTCTTGCGAACTTTATTCCATTGGTAGAGGTGCCAACCAATGAGAGTTGGTACCTGAGCGCTTCGTCTAAGTCTTTGTCATTTTGGTATGCCGCGGAATAGACGCTGTGCTCCTGCTTGAGTTGGTTGAGAGAGACATGGGCTTCGAACGCCTTACCGTCAACTTCAAACACAACACAATCCCGGAAAGCTCGGAATTTGCGAACTATCAAGTTCGCGCGTTGGCGAGGGCTTAAGCCCTTGGCCACAACCCTGGTATTCGAACCCTTGAAGAGCCTCCGAGCAGTGAGGTAACCCCACAACCAATGCTCGAAAGGCTTCAGCCAAGAAGCGACATGCAAGTTGTACCTAGGGGATCGTGGAAAGATCATCCTAGGCTTGGCAAACTTGTCATGAGCAAACTTCTCAGCTTTCAAGAACGCTCTCAGATGGGTATCCCGTATGGTCACCGGACCATCCATCCTCAGTGAGCGTTCTGCCTCAAGGTATCTACGGCGGAGCGAACCAGAGTAAGATTCCGCCGTTTCCAGGTAGCTCCATCTCATCCCCCGGTAAGCGTGCACGATCTGCCGTAGTCGTTTGAAGGACCACAAAAACCGCGTGCCAATCACGCCGTCCCCAGGGATCTGGCAGGGAGCCAGAGATCTCAGTGCCAACGCACGAGACTCGTTGTGGTTGCAGTTGGCGTGAACCCCGGGTACCCACGTCCCCGGTATGCCGGTGTTCACTGCCAAGCGCATGCGTCGCTTCTCTCGATGGTCACAGACCATGTCCTGCTTCGGCTCCAGGGTGCAACCCTCTAATAAGGGTCCTTCATGTGCCCCCATGCACAATCCGCGAAGTTCGAACGATCGGGCCTAAGCCTGATCCGAGAGAAGGGTGGGGTCCATCCCGGCCTGTATCACCTCAGAGACCGAAGACTCGAGGTCGGAAACAGGCCACGCCATCTTGATGGCCGAGCAAATCGCCCACCACGAAACGGTGTTTGACAGCTTGGCCCCCTTGCACCACTCAAGCGCCCGAAGACGCATGGCAGACACAAGGTCGGCGTCGCGCTTCCTGAGGAGCGCGTAGGATGATAACCGGGAGAGGAGTTCAGGGAAAATAGTTTCCCTGGAACCATCAGGAAGTTCCACCACCAGGTAAGTTTCCTCCCTGTGTGTGTCCCCCTCCCCGGTCTGGACAGATCCCCCACCAAGGATCTTTGCTCCGCCCCTGGTGTGTGTGAGGACGAGGTTGGCGAAATTGGTGCGATCGCTACGAGGGAGGTCTGGTACCCACCGCCCCTTAACGAAAGCTCCGACCACGCCAGTGGCCCCACCCAACACACACTCCAGACGTCGCACCCAAACAGTGCGACGACGAAGCCTTGCACATTCCAAATGTGCAGAGACCGGTAGTCTTCGACCACCGACCTCAAATGGTAGATTGGGATCACCCAGTCCGCGGGCACCCCTTTCACCTGTGTACTCCGAAGAGACAGGTGGTAATTGTAGAGCATCCCCACCAAGAGCTCTAGGCCACACAACACCAAAAATAACCCAAAAGGGTTGTGCTGCTAGGACAAACGCCAGGCCAATGACGTTGAACAGTGTGACGAGGGAAAACCGACACAACGTGACACAAACACGAAGGGACTGGTACAAAAAGATCAATGCGAGAAAGATCCAAAACAGTGTACCTGCTGCCCCAACGCTAACCAGTGCCACGGCGCGGTAATCCCGAGCGAAATCGTCAGGTCTATAAATTGTCAACGAGGTTTCCATGAGTTGTAACCAATTTATAGAAGGGAGCCCCGCTCGGGGTGTTCGAGGTCTACGACTTTGATTTAACTAGGGTATCAACGACCATCTCCTAGTACCGAACTGGCATCGGTTACCGCGTCAGCCTAGGTGCCCGAGCACACACCAAAGCTTTTCTCCATGTGGTTCCGAAGAACCATGGAGAAGAAGCCAGCTTCAGCAAGAAACAAACCCTAAAGCCCGAGCCGC